TAACATAATACTGTCGCTGCATATAATATTCCCACAATTATATAGTTCCCATATAAAAACTCCGGAAAAACTTTTCGGCTCGTTTTTGAATTTTGGACATGCCTTTACCTTGTCCATTTTTGAAAAGTGACCCAATAAGTTTTTCTGAATATGTAAAAAAACCACTTCACTGCATTATGCTGTTAAAACCGAATTTACATGAAATAATTTGTGACTGTAAACTTTTTATCCTTTTTGAGGGAAAGGATTTAGGAGGTAAATTATTATCTTTCCATAGGATAATGGCGGATAATATTTTACCCATAAAAGCCCAAACAAATTACAATTGTAATGCATGTGACTTTAATAGCAGCAATAAAAAAGACTATAACCGTCATATTTTAACTGCAAAACATCTAAGGATAATAAATAACACCAATTTCACGCCAGGTGAGTATCAATGTGTTTGTGGTAAAAAATACAAGCATATGTCTGGCTTATGCAAACATAAGCATAAATGTAAATCGCCACCCTCTCATGAAGAGAACATTCAAACTACAATCGAACCAATTGAACCGAATTCTGTAGAATTGTTGGTATTGGTAAAGGAACTCATGATACAAATGGCTGTGAAAAATAAGCATCAGGACGACCTTATTGCTCAAATGGCTGCAAAAGATAAACAACAAGACGAACTTATCAAACAAAACCTGGAACTGCAAAATACCATGAAAGAAATGATTCCGCATCTCGGTAACAACAATACTATTAACAGCAACAATCCTACATTCAATGTACAGTTTTTCCTCGAAAACGATTGTAAGAACGCGCAAAGTATCCAAGAGTTTGTTAAGTCTATCGAATTCAACCATGAACATTTGGTTTCCATGACCAAAGACGGTTATGTTGACACAATCAGCAATATTCTCATTCAGGCACTCAATAAAATGGCCGTAACTGACCGACCTCTTCATTGTACCGACCTGAAACGCGAAACAGTGTATATCAAAGACAAGGAATCCTGGAATAAAAGCACATCAGATGCACCCCTCATGAACCGCGTCATATCCAGTATTGAAAAAGGTTGTGTGATTGAAGTGAAGAACTATGTGGACCAAACACCAGAATCCAAAGAACTCGACACCCCAGAATACGATTTTTACCATAAGGCGCACTGGAACACTCTCGGTGCAGGTGAAGACAGTAATAAACTCAACAAGAAAATCTACAAGAAGGTATTGCCTCAAGTGAAGCTGGACAAAAAACCTGCATGAATAGTTTGCTGGATTCTTTTTATGGAAGTTTTTTGATGAATTGGAGAACCTGGCAATAAACGATCTATTATTATTTTCGTGTAAATACATGAAAATAATGGGTATTTGCGTAAATATCATTGTTGGTGCGCAGTTGTTGCCCAACAGAATCAACCTGAGATTGACTGTAAAGAACGGTTACGCAGAATATTTTAAGAGATAAATATAGAAATGAACAATATACATACTTGAACATTTAGTTCGCATAAAATAATTATAAATCATAAATTTAATATAATTGACCGTAAGAACTATTGACTAATTCTAAATAGAAATTTTATTTTCGATTCAATAATATGTTATTTATATTCATTCGTAATATTCAATACCATAGTGGAGTTACTATTGCACTTTTATAATATACGTGATTATACAGTATGGTGGATAATAATCGCGACTTGTCTCGTTACTAGTACCGACTGGGTTTGTAGATGTCCAAGGACCGCTTGTTGTAGCAAAACCTTCAGTGCGTGTGTGTACGTTGGTTTGTACTTCGACTCCTGTCTGGCCGGTGTAGGCAATTATTGGAATAGTAATTGACCCCGCATGATTATGAGGAAAATGAGAATTAATTATTTGTGTAGTCCCACCCGAAACCAATGAAATTAACGTTGTAGTTGACAATTCCTTAATATCACGTTTATTTGAACCAACCGCAAACTTCGCTTGCATATTAGGAATATTAAAAGTTAAACCACTCCCGCCATACGTATAACCAATTATATTAAATAATAAAGGATATGCAGTCGTTGATAATAATCTCCCATCACATGGCAAAAAATTAGACGTTAATTGGTTAATATTTTTACCCCCCCATAACAATATTATTCCAATCGAAGGAAAGATTGACGATTGTGTTGTTGAATTTGCATATTCAGCTGTGTTAAATATTATTCTATCATTTTTTAAATTAATTGATGACATTATTCAAAAATATATATTAATCGTGATAAATTATATAGCTAATAATTGTATAAGGTGGAATAAAATCGACTTTAGTATCAGTCGTATTTGCACCAATTGTTAGAGTCCTAGTATCGTTACCGAAAAAATATGCAGCCCCCTCGCTGCCGCTTTCCATATAGCCTCTGGCAGTATTTATTGCGCTTAATGCATTCACATCAACTGTATGTTGATGTTTAAATTCCTGTATTTGCCAGTTGCCAGTTATCGTTGCGGACAGCGCAGTATTAGTTGCATTTTCTCCAAATAAAAACTTATTTCTAAAGTCAGGTAATTTAAAAGAATTAGCCGGTGTATTTGCATCGTTATATCGGTCTCCAATTATACTAAATAAAACCGGATAATCTAATTTATTTTTATAAGAACCATCGCACCAAAATGAACCATCTGGAATATTAGTTCCTGCCCATGCAAATACCATTCCAACACGAGGATATTTACATGTTTGTATCATTCCGGATGAGTATGAAATATGGGTCGATGTTAGCATAATTTACTATATTACATCTTCACATATTTACACCGGCATTGATGTATATTCAATGGTATATAGGGATAAAATATAAAAATGTAATATAAAAAGTATGAATTTCGACTACGATAGTCTTATTTTTTCATCTTTATAATTTTACTTGAAGCTGTGAAAGCTCAATTATGAAAATATAATAGTCGAACCTCTTCGATATCCGTATATAATTATAAATATATGTTTATGGTAATTAATATTTGCTTGAGATAGCATTTGTTTTTTTTCCTGCAAAAATTATGTAGTTCACTTTATTGTGTGGCGGATAATGGGTTGAGCTAGATGTTTCGCCAAATGTTAGACCGTTATTAAATGATTGATTATTATAATAATTTTGATTTGATCCACCGCTATCATTGTCTGTGTTCTTAGTTGATGTGACATCACTAATAAATGGACCGCCAGAAACATTATGTTTATGAATGAATTGCGATGGATCTAATTCACTATTACCGCCGGTTTTTAAAAATGTTGTATTATACACAGCGGTTGGCTCGGTCGAACCTAGTGAAATATCTATTATATTACCTTTTACAATACCTCCTATTGGTGCTCTATTAAGTAAATTTGGTAGTCTAGGTTGAGTTGTTGTGCCACCATATGAATTTTCCAATACGGTATATAAATCAGGATAATCAGTTGGACTGTATATTGAACCATCACACCATAAATATGTATTATCTGTTGGCAAAGAAGTGGATAGCCAAATTATTATAATCCCAACTGGCATATCAACGTAGAGGCTATTGTTTAACAAAACCCCTGTATTATTTAACGTTGAAACTGACATTTAATAACAATCTATATTATATTTCTAGAAATAATTCTTTACTTTTGTAAATAATTTAAGAATATACATGTATTGTTATTCAAAGGTATAATTATATAATGGAACTGCGCTCATTAATAAAAATTTATGATTCTAAATTAACTGATACATTTTGCAAACAGTTAATACATTTATTTGAACACCCTGATACTATTAAAACGCCAGGTAAGCACGGAAATCGATTAATAGATACCAATATTAAAAATACGTTGGACTATAAAATTCCAAATGTAATTAATGTTGATTCTTATTGGCATGGTATAGATAACTTAATTAATATGGTTTTATCACCAACCATTACTGAATATATAACCGAAATCAATATGAAAATACCAGTTATAAAACTAACTAGATGTTTTGATAGCGGTTATCAAATTCAAAAATATAAAGCAAATGAAGGTCATTATCAAAGATACCATAATGATTTTTCAATATGTGATAACAATCCTGAATATTATAGAATATTGACGTTTATTTTTTATTTGAATACAGTTGACGAAGGCGGAGAAACCGAATTCTGGGGCGAGTATAAAGTCAAGCCAGTATCAGGACGGTTAGTAATATTTCCAGCATCATGGACATATCCACACTGCGGACTTCGTCCAATCTCCCATGATAAATATATAATAACTGGCTGGATATATGCAAGTAATGCTTAATATGAAATACTGATATCAAAAATTATAATGCAATATTTTATATGAATATTATTAAAGATTGTTCATAATATAGATATTTCGGTTATTTGTTAACGTATGAATAACATGTTATTAATTTATTTGCTTTCGGCGTAAACTACTAACATTTGTAATAAATTTATCATCTATCAAAATATATACGCTACTCGACATTTTGGCTATTGATTATAATTCATTTGCAATAACGATATAAAAAGACGATGCATATATAGTATGTGTACATGGTGTAAATAACTGTAAATAAGCTCACCTGGAT